TTAGATGGTGGTGCGGCCTACATCACCGGGACCGAAGTTTTCCCGGTATTGGCCCAAGTAACCGACAGCCGTCTCTGCATTGGTGAAGAGACCGACCGTGCCCCCGGCAATAGCGCCCATGGCGGTTGGCACGATCAGGCCGACCAACTGGGAAAGAGCGCCGAAGCCGAAGCCGCCGGCACCGCCCCATTTCCCGCCGATTGCCATGCCCGTCGCGGCGCCGTCGACGGCGCCTACGATCATGCCGGAAAGAGTTCCACCCGAAACGCAGGTGACTTCAATGTCATTGAGTTCTTTCATTTCATATATCTCCTTTAGGCTTCCCGTGAGTCTGGAAAGCCATTCGATGGTACTAATCCGAAAGAGTGGGATGAACTGCCAGGATTAGCGGTTTTTCATGGGCTCGATAATTCGTTTGACAATGAGTTTCAATATTCGGCGGATGAAGGTTTGCCACTCCGGGTAAACTTTGCGAATGATTAAGGCCGGTTCGTGCGACAACTCGATAAGACCTGTTGAACAAGTCAACGCCGTATCGAGGGCTCATTCATATCGGCTCCGGCCAACCGCTCTTCGTCCGAGTCAGTACGGCCTCGCATAGCGGCATTTCATGGCATCAGCCGGTCGAGCAGCGGCGAGCTGAACAGCCGATGCGGATCGGCTTCGTTCAACTGGCGCACCGCGCTGTCCCAATCGTTGTCTGCGACCAGGCCCTGGCGTAGCGACTGCGCCACCAACTGGTCGACCACCGTCGGCTCGTCCCAGGCGGCGGCGGGGCTGTAGCCCCAGCCCTTGCTCCACTCCACCCGCAGCGAGGCGTAGTCGCCGCTGAAGTGGTCGAACAGCCAGGCCTCGAACTCGTGGTAGAAGGCATTGGCCTGCGGGGTACCGGGCAGGCTGAGGATGTCCAGCCAGATCGCCGTGTCCCACTCCGGTTGGTCGGGGCGCGGACGGATCGCCGACAGGCTGGGCACCTGGGCGCCGGGAACGATCGACTCGCCGGGCTGGTCGAGCCCGCTGACGCGAATCTCCACCGGGCCGTTCATGGGGTAGTGGCCGTTGGCGCGGTAGGCGGCGACCATCGTCTGGTACTGCAGGTAGAACTCGTTGATCACCCGCTGCACGTCGCGACGCCGGGTCAGCACCGCGTAGCCGTTGGCGGTGACGCGCAGCGTGCTGGGCTTGATGTACAGCAGCAGGTCCTTGCTCCAGCCCCACAGGTCGTAGCCCAGGGTCAGCGCCATGCCGCCCACTACCAGGTCGTACTGCAGCTTGCCGAGCAGCGGGGTGAGTTCCGGGTGGCCGGTGTTGATCGCCGCCAGCAGGTCGGACAGCGCCTTGGGAATGTTGTCGGAGAAGGGGTAGTTGAACGGGCCGTTGACCGCGCGGGCGCCGAACGGGCAGCGTGGGGTCGGCGTCCAGACCTTCAGCCAGGGCTTGTCGGTGAAGGGGAACCAGATGGCCTCGGCGCGTCCGCTTTTCTGCAGGAAGCTGTCGAAGGTCCTTCCGCCGCTGCCGGCCGCGGCGAACATCTCGCTCGCCGGGATGTTCACGTAGCTCTGGCAGCGCATGCGCTTGTTGACCCCGGCCTGGAGGGTCGCCTCGACGATGAAGGCGCGTCCGAGGTGGACGAGGAACGGCGCGCAGGCCGGATCGTCGCGGCGGAAGGTCTTCAGCACGTATTGTCCGGCGGCGCCGTCCCAGACCACCGCGGTCAGCGCCACGATGCTGTTGCTCAGGGAGCCGTAGCTCTGCCCCGGCAGGCGGCTTTCGCCCTGCGCCGGGATGCCGGTGCCGTGGCCGTCGATGGCGAGCACCCCGCCGAGGGTCAGGTCACCCGGCGCCGGCGTGGCGACGAAGCCGAGCTTGACCCGCTCCAGTTGTTTCAGCAGGGCTTCCATGGTGACGCCGGTCTGCGCGCTGAACAGGCCGAACTCGCCCTGGGCGTCGATCCGTACGCGGGTCAGGTAACGGCTGGTTTCCACCAGCACGATGCGGCTCTCGCAGTTCTCGCCGCCTTTCAGCAGCAGCGGGGACCAGTTGTGACCCATGCCGCGCGGGCGCACCTTGAAGCCGTTCTGCCAGGCCCAGTTGACCACCGCGAGAACCTCTTCGTTGGTGCGCGGGGCGCAGCTCCAGAGGTCGTCGGCGGCGATTTCCCCCGACCAGTTGCGGAACGCCCGCCGATAAAGTTCGAGGCCGGCCGGAAAGCCTGCCGGCGCCGGACAACTGCTGGCGGCGGCTTCGGCGGGCTGGATGACGAAGGCCGGGGTCCAGCCGGCCACCAGGCCGACCGCGCCGAGCGTGGCACTCTTGCCGAGGAAGCTGCGGCGCGACAGGCCGCCGGATTCCTGGTCGGGATCGCCGACGAAGGCGTCGGCTTGCTGGATGGGGTCGTGCATGGCGGTTCTCCTGATCGGGGCGCTGGTCGCCCCTTCCCGGTTACCGGGTCCTTGGTCGCCGCCGGGGGCGCCCAGGCCTCCGGCGACGGGGGAGGCCCGCTCCGCGACGGGAGCGGGCCGAGGTCCTGGGATCAGGTCCACTCGGTGTCGTAGTGGTAATCGATACGGCTGGTATCGCCGCCGAGCAGGCCGCCGACCGCGGCGACGCCCTTGAACACGCCGTAGCCGAGGGTGTCGGCCAGTTGATGGATGGGGGTCAGGCCGACGGCGTTGAACACCTTGCCGACCGAAGAGATGACCGACGTGTTGAGCAGGTCGTTGGACACCTTGACCACATCGACGATGGCATCGCCGACGAAGCTGAAGAGTCCGGCGCCCGATACCTGGTCGATTTCATCGAAGCTCAGTTCCTGAAGTGTGGCGAGTTGCATGGCGCTATTCCTTCATCAATCAAGTTTTGAGCGATAGCCGGCCCTCTCGCATAAACATCGGTTTGCGAAGATAGAGTGACTATCGGTTGCCAGCCGCTCTGGAAAAGTACTTTGCCGGCTGGTCGCTGAAAATTACTGATCTGCCGGCGAGAGTGTCAATCTGGGAAGTTGATAGGGTGAACTTGGAATATCCATGTTAGGCAAATGACGCCGATATTTTGTCAGTGGAATTGGTCGATGTTTTTTCGAATGCCGCGATAAGCATCTGGATATTGCTGATCCATTGATATTCGTGGGTGCTGGGAAGCGGTTCGCTATTTTTACGAGATGATGCGCCAATCCAGAAAAGTATCGAATTATTGCTTTCGGAAAAAATTCAACTGCCTTGCTGATAGGTTTCTTCCGGTCGAGTTATTGAAGTCCATGTCCGGTCTTGCGTTGTTTTTCAAAGTAGAGAAACCGGCGTCATAAATTTGTGCGGATAACTGGCGGGCAAACTTTCCCAGGCTGCGCTTCTGTTGCGGGGAAGTGCTTCGGTTCGTGTCGAGGCGCTTTCCAGTCTTGACAGCCCGGCACAGGCGCGTAGAGTGCCGCGCATGAATCGTGCAGCCCTGACCTTCAAGCGCTATTACGCCTATCTGCTCCCTCATTGAGGCGGTAGATGCGTCGCTGCATTCCCGAACCGCCCGAGGCGGCGGTCCGGTGATCTTCTGCCTTATGTTTGATTTTCTATGTGTATCAGTAGCTTAAGACTGATCGCTTCCACAAATTTTGTCTTCGTTTCCGCAATTCATGCCTATCTAACGGGGTTCACGGCCTTCCCGATCCGGCGATACACGCGTTTCGTGATCTCCTGAGTCGTGTGTCCGAGCAGGTCTGAGGCGTCGGCCAGGCTCTCGATATCGGAGGCCGCCTTGGGGCGAATGTCCCGGAACTGGAACTGCATGATCTCCCTGGCCAAGTCTTGGTCACCCGCCTTGATCGCCTCATCGGCCGCAGCCTTGCGTGCGGTATCGAACCTGGTGCGAAGCATCTTCTCTGTCATCGGCTGGCCCTTCTCGTTGGTGACCAGTGCCGGAGAATCGGAGGCGATCGACTCGACCAGGTGGCCGAGCTGGGTCATCTGTCCGTCGGCGCGGCGGAGTCGTATCCGGAGCTTGCGAGACGTCTTGTTCTGTCCGACCAGCAGGTAGTCTCCGGAAACGTCGTTCTTGCGCAGCTTCCTCACGTCAGCCGGGCGTTGGCCTGTCAAATACGCGAGGTCCATCGTCACCCGCAGATCGTCCGGGGCTTTCTCGTAGAGCGCCTTCCACACCTCGTCCGTGACGTACACATCGCGCGGCTGCTCCTTGTTCTTCTTCACCCCGCGACAGGGGTTTTCCATGCTGGTGATGCCCCACTCCCTGGCCATGTTGTAGGCGAAGGAAAGCAGGGTGATCTCCCTATTCGCTCGAACCTTGGCCGTCCTGGCGTCTCGGTACTGAGCGATGGTGCTCGGCGTAATGTCCTCTACCGGGGCTTCGTCAAAGGCGCCCAGCAGTTGGCGGATCATCTTCGAATACTCTTTCTGGGTCTTCGGCGCCTTCGTCGGAACCACGTCCCGCTCGAACCTGCGCAACAGATCGCCGACGGTCCGAGTGGTTGGCGGCACGGCCTTTCTCTCCAGCTTCGCCCACTTCTCCCGAGCCTCATCCAAGTCCGTGCCCAGCGGGATCTCCTTGCGCCTCCCCTCAGCATCCCGCCCGTCGTAGTAGTAGCCGACCCAGACCTTTCCTGACTTCATCGTCCGGGTACGCTTGATCATGCGAGGCGGCAGGCCCCGGTTCTTGTTGCTCCGCGGTCTCATCATCTAACCCTGGACAGGTCCAGGCTCCACTTCTCGGTTGCTTCCATCGTCGGCTTCACGCCGGCCAGCTTCAGGCGGGCATATACGCGCCCAACTATCGGGCGGTTCGCCGCGGTCACGGCGTACTTCCAGCCGTACCTATTCAGCCACTCGATCTGCTGGCTCGGGTACTTGCGCCCAGTCAGCTCGGCGACTTCCTCTTCGGACAGGAACTCGGATACGGGGCTAGTCGAGCTTCCCATTCCCTATCTCCTCTTCGTTGCGCGCTACGACCAGGCGTAGCGGCACTTCGTGGCGCCCGCGGGCAACCAACTCACCATCAACCACCTCGGTCGGATCTTCCAGGCACACCTTCTCCAGGGCCTTGATCGCAGATCGGATGTACTTCGGTATGGCTGCTGATTTCTGGTAGTGCTCGAGCAACCTCCGCTTACCGTCTTCCGACACGCCTTGGAAGTGGTCGAGCGCCTTTTTGGTGGCGGTGACGATTTCCTCGGGCTCTGCCCCCACCTCGCAGCGAACCCAACCTATCAGGCGGCGCAGGTGGTTCATTTCGGCCCGGGTCAGCCGGCGCGCGGTCATCTGCCTACTCACGCCCTACCTCCGGTTTCCGTTCGATCACGCGCATCGATCCGTCTCGGCAGTGCAGCGTCAGCGCGGCCCGCCTCGTCTCGATCGTTCCGTCGTTGCGGATCACGGTCTGTGGTACACCGTAAAGTGGCCCGCCGGGTGCGAACGGATCGGGTAGAGCCTCAGGGTTCTCCTCTGCGAATCGCAGCATCTCGGCTATGATGCAGTTGAACAGTGGGCCGTCCTTCAGGTCCGCCTCTCGCCTTCCGCTGAAAGCGTTCGAGCTGTCCTCAAGGCCTTCGACGAAGGCGATGTGATTGAGCATCTGCCCAGGCTTGGCGCCTTGGATGGCGGCGCGGTGGACCGGATTGACGCCGAGGGCATCGCAGATGCGATCGACTCCAATCTCTCCCTCGATCCACCTCTCGGCCTGCAGGAGCCAGGCGCCAAGGGCGGCTTGGGCTTTCTCGTGGTAGCTGCTGGATGTTCTCCGAAACTCCTTCGCCTGTTCCAACTGGGCCCTGGTGAATGGAAGGCCCTTCCTTGCCTCCTTGATCTTTCGATCAGCACAGGTCCTGTCGGCCTCCCAGCCGAACTGGTACTGCCTGGCCATGCGACGCGCGACCAGGAGGCGGGTGAGCGCGGAGAGGTCTGGCTTGTCCCAGATGTTGAGCAGACGCTTCAGGTTCTCGTAGGTCATCAGCATGATGGCGGCTCCTTGTCCACGCCCATCCTATGGAGTAGACGTTCCTTGCAGAGCTGTTCTTGAAGGCGTTGGATCTCGCAGGTGTAACTCTTCGCAGTCCGCAGCGAGCCGAGCGCGTATCCGACGTAGAGGCCGCCCGCGCACCAGACGATGCAGAGGAGTAGTGTTCCGATCATGGCTGGCGCCCCTTGTTCGTGTCGCAGATCCGCAGGTCGACGCCGCAGGCCTGGACCAGTTCGGTCAACTCGCCGAGCTTGGTGTTGGGGTTCTGCATCGCCTGGCCCAGGCGGACCAACTGCTGGCCAAGGGTGGCGAGCGGGGTAGGGCGATACCCTGGTGGTGGCGGAATATCGGAGCCTCTCATCACTGGCATACCTCCCAGATGAACAGGGTCTTGAACGGCTGGAGCGCGGCGCCGGCGGCAACAGTGGCCAGGCCAAACAGCGCGACGAGTGCGATGGCGGTCAGTGCTTTTCTCATGCTTCACATCCAGGCGCTGGCGCGTTTTCCATACAGTCCGGGCACGGCTCACCGTCATCTTCCTGGTCGTCGCTCTTGATGAGGACCAGGCGTCCGCCGCAGTGGTGACAGAACAGCGCGCCGTTCTCTGCCGGTCCATCCTCAACGAAGCCCCAGGTCTGGCCGCAACCTGTTTCCCAGATGCCGCTGCTTTCGGTCCATTTGCACGACGGGGATGCCGAACTGGTTGGTTCGGCGGCGAGCATGGCGCGCAGTTCTCGGAGCAGAGCTTTCCCGGTAGCGCCGCGCTGCGCGAGGAATTCGGACAGGCGCCCGATGAACTCTTCCGGCACGCTGTGCTGAGCCTGGCGGTCGATCAACGCGATGATGTGATCGGGCATTGTCAATGCCTCGTAACGCACCATCAGGTCCGAGGCCTCCTCTCCGCTGAGCAGCGGGTTCTTGAGCGCGACAGCGATCCGGCGAAGCTCCGAGTGCTCGCCGTGTGTCGGCACCGGCTTCTCCAGCTCGGCTAGCTTCCCCTCAAGCTCTGCGGCTCTTGCCAGGGCGGCGTCTCGCTCTTTTTCGCAGCGCCCCCAGCCGTTCGTTGCGCTACCGAGCTTGAAAATCAGCTCGGTGTTGCGCTCTCGCTGAGATTGAAGCTCCGCCCGCAGTGCTTCGACTTCGGCCTGGGCGGCCTTCAGTTGATCCTCCAAGCGCTTGGCATAGCCGCGAATGCCTTGCACGGTCCAGCCACCATCGATGGCGTCTTGCGGCAGCCCTTCGCAGATACGCTCGAACTGGCGCAGGCGCCTCAGTTCATTGACCGCTACCTCGACGGCTTCAATCACTGGCACGCCGACGTAGCCGTCCTCGATATCTACTCGATCAAGCCAGCGCACCAGAGTTTGGAGGCTTTCGGCCAGTTCGCTGTCGCCCGATCCCGGCGCGGGGTAGGGTCGCTCGCCGGCACTACCCGGTCCGGACAGAGGTTCGCCGCCAGGGTTGCCCGGCTCTGAACTCGCTCCAGCGCCACCCAAGGCCGCCAGTGCGATCTGTCGCATGTTCGCCGCCGGGAGGTCGTCTTGCTCGGGACAGGGGAGCTCGGCGATGGTGCGGAGCGCCAGGAGGGCGCGCTCGAGCGGAATCTCTCCTGCACCCTCGGTGCCGGCCAGGTGCTTCGCTACCGTTTCCCGGATGACGCGTAGCGCGTTCATGGCCTGGAGCGAGCTACCGTCCTGGCCGAGCTTGGCGGTCAGGTCGATCTGTTTAAACAGGGCATGGGTCATAGGTCACCCCCTTGCTCGGCGCTGCGCACTGCCTGGTAGGCGAGGGCGTAGCAAGCCATTTGCACCAGCAGGCTCGAAGCCGCGAGTGCAGGGTGGTCTGTGAGGGCCAGGGCCGCCACGTGCAGAGCGCCGGTAGGGATGGAGAGCCAAGGACGGGCGAGCAGGTTCGCGGCTCCTTGCCCCTTGATGCCGCCGGCGAATATCAGCAGCCAGCAGAGAACGTTCGTGGCCGCCGCCACATAGAAGGCGAACTGGTGAAGCGACCCCTGACCGAAGTACAGGCTCGCGCTGAGCAGCAGGCTGATCGCGGTGCCGATGAGTGCTTGCTTCATGATCAGCGATCTCCGGTGGCAGCGGTCAGAGCATCGAGGAGCGCTTGCTTCCGGCGCTGACCATGCAGGTACTCGCGCAGGGCGATGATGACCACGCTGTTCATGCTGCGTTCATCGCGCCTGGCCTCGGCTTCCACCTCGGCCCTCAGGCCGTTCGGCAGTCGGACAGCGAACTTGTCCATGTCCCGGCTGGTGCTGGCCGGCAGTTCGGTTACAACGGTTGCTCGTTTCATAGTTTCTCCAGGGCGAGCAAGGGCCCGCCGGCATTTGTGGCTTTGCCAAAATCGGTTGGTTACTGCGGGGCTGCTTCGGCGCGTTCGGTCTGCCGCGTCAGATCAGTCCTCTCTGTTGCAGGTCGTTCAGTTCTGCTTCAGCAAACGCGGCCGCTGCCTTCAGGTCTGCCACGGTAAGCTCGTCGACCGACTTTCCCAGGCCCTGGATGTGCCGGGCGAAAGCGCGCTGTGCCGGCCCGTTGTAGCCATGGCAGAAGTCGGCCGCTGCGCGCAGTTCACCGTCGAGCTGCAGCGCCAGGATGTTGAGAGGATCGTTTCTGTCCCAGGCCATGATCACGCCACCCAGGCCACGCCATCGCGGCGAGCAGTCAGACGAGTTTCGATCTTCCTTTCGCCGCCACGGCGCGCCCGCATGGCCGGGTCTTCATCGAGGAGGGGTTGTGCTGCCGCCAGGAGGGCGAGGATGCCAACGCACAGGGGGCTGATAATCTGGCGCTTGTACGCCTCCAGCACCAGGCCGCGGATAGTCTTGGCGCCGAGCTTGAACCGCGCATCATCCAACCGCTTGGATACGGTTCCAGGCGCGATGCCCATCAGCTTCGCGATCTCCTTTGCGGTCAGGTCGCTCGCCGCATGCAGGGTGGCCTCCAGTTCGCGCGGAGCGAGACCCATGCCGAGACGGCCTTGCCAGGTATCAGTGCTGATGGTGGTGGCGCAATCCATAATGAATTCCCTCGACTACGATGAGGGAAAATTAGCATTGCTTTATTTTTATGTAAACAGCCTGGCTAATATTTTGTGTTTGACGAGAAAAAAACCCGGCTTCTGCCGGGCTTGGTGGGCTCATTTTGCTAAGCGAAGCCCTCGCTTTCTTCTAACGGTTGACCACCAAAACACCCAGCCGAGGACCCTGATTTGCTGTGCCTGCTCCGGTGTTAGGAACTCGTCTGGGTACTCCTCATCATTCTCGCTACGGATTCGCAACCCTCCGCCTGGAAGGCGATAGAGGAATTTCACTCGAAGCATGCCGTCGTGGTCAAAGGCATATATCTCACCATCTTCGATATGCGTAGCACCCCGGTCAATACCGATAGTGGCACCGTCCATGATCAAGCGCTCCATGCTCCTACCTCGGAGGGTCGCACACGCAGCGTTCTTCTCGTCAACCCCTGCCTCGCGAAGCGTTGACCTAGCAAAGCGTAAGAGCCTTCCGGGAACCTCAACGACCTCCGTAGCTCCGGTTCCTCCAGCCAACTCGACCTCCTTGTACAGCGGAATGGCTACCTCATCTGGACCAAGCGGCGTGGAGTCATCCCAAGGGGACATGCATCCGATCAATTCCGCATTGGGCTCGACAGCTTTCAGTGCTGCAGGGCCTTGGTCGGTCAATCCGTTTGCAATCCTGGTCATTTCTTCCAGTTCTGCAGCAAGGCGAGGGCTGACCTCCGCAGGAGAAAAGCTCAGCACCTGCGAGAACTTCAGCAAGGCATCGATATTCAAGGCCAGCTTGCCGGACATGTACTGGTTGACGGTGCTTTGTGCGGATGCCCACCCGCAAGCCTCCCCAACGCTTTCCTGGGTGATGGCTTGCCCTCGCGCCGAAGCTTCTGCCTTCCGCTTGAGGTAAATCGCCTTGAGTCGGGCGCACTCAAGAGCTTCGTGGGGGGCTAGGGGTCTTCGTTGTCTGCTCATGCCAAAACTGTATTAGCTCTACTTAATTGTTTCAAACAGCCAGGCTTTTATTTGTTGCTGGAAAAAACAAGCCGGGCTAATATCTCCGGGAAACACCTCATGGACCAGCCAGATGAAAGACGTCCCGTTGAGCGAGTTCTTGGGCACCAAAACCTTTCGCGCCAAGCAGAAGGAAGTGGCCAGAGCTCTTGGCATAACCCAAAGCGCTGTATCTCAAATGGCGAGATCTGGCCGAAGAGTCTTCGTGCGCGTGATCGACGGTCAGGTCGTCGGAGCCTTCGAGATAAAGGCTGTTCCCTCGAACAGTCGAATCTCGCTACCCGCTTCGTGCTGCGAAGCTTGGACCGCAGGCTCCGCCGACCTTGAGCCCATTCTGCCGTCCGACTCCCGCCTGGGGCAGTGCGCTGATGCTGCTGTGCAGGCATCCAGTGCCGAGGTGGCACCGTGACTTTCCTTTCGAAGATGGCTCGCTTCCTCGGGCTGGATGTTCAGCGTGATCTGAGCGTTGACCTTGGAATGAATTTGCTGCTGGCGGATGACCTGGAGCGGAATGCTCAGATCATGTTGCAGCAGGCTACCGAGCTCCGCCGTGCCATCCGGCCTTCGATCGTTCTTGAGCTTCGCGAGGATGGCCTCGTCGTCATTTCTGGCTGGATGGGCGGAAGGCACGATTCGACCTACCGCCCGATGCCACTTGATGAAGCGATTGGGGAGATCAGTTCTCTGGCCCAGGAGCTTCAACAACAACCTCACCTTTCGAGTTCCGATGAACATGCTCGCTGAACTCGATATTCACCATCGTCTGGCCTCGCCACTTGACGCGGTAGAAGGTCAGGCCGCTGAAGCCTACGCGGGTGTCTTTGGGCAGCGCGTTAAGCGTGTCTAGGAGGGACTGTAAATCGATGGTCGGGATTCTTTCTTCAGCAGCATCAGTCATGCCAGGCCTCCGTGGCCGTTCTGTGTGGAATCAAAACGATAGCACGGAGTGTCCTGGCGCCACTTTGCGGCCCGGCTGACTTTTCGCAGGGCCACAAAAAACCCCACCTGGTCGGGTGGGGTTCAGTTGGTAGTCGTTCGCAGCGACTGCCTGGATATCAATTTGTCTTTCGAAGGACGAATTAACTATGCAACAGAAAACTCAAAGCGCGCAAGTCCCCTGCGCCGTTACCACTGACCACCAGGTTTGCTTCGATCCTCTCAACGGGGATGAGTTCTTGTTCTCCATTGTTGCCGACCGGCCGGTTGACGCGGCTCTGGCCGCCGCCGAGGACATCAGCGAGGCGGTTCACCTGATTCTATTGAGAATGACCCGGGCGATGGACGATGCCGGCGAGCCGCTGCTCTCTCAGGAACTCAATACTCTCGCCCTGCTGGGGGCCATGTCTGGCGCGTTGCTCAGAGCTTGCCGGGCCGGTGTCGCGACCCAATCCGGAAATCCTGAAAGCGTGTCGCGACACGCAGGCGGTGCAGCATGAGCGCGGTCTGGAACAAGCCCCAGTCGTCTGCACTGAAGGCTCCGATATCTCAGCTTCCGCCGCGGAGATTCGCAGCGATTAACCCGACCACGACGGTCGAAGAGGCGTTGAGCGAGGCCATCGCGCTGACGCTAAGTGTTTCTAGCATTCTCGGAGCACTGACCACCTCCGATGAAGAGCACGCGTGCTTGTATGCCCTGGAGATTGCTGCAGAGATGGCTGGCGACTTGGTTGACGCCGCGCTCGACTCCCTGCGTGAGGAGGGCCAGCAATGAACCTCGCGACACTGCTCAGCAATCAGTGCTCCCCGGTCCCCGATGAAGTTCTGACCGATAAGCAGATCCGCTCCATCAAGTTGGACCGTGGTACGGCTCGCCATGCGGCTCAGAACATGGCGCTTGGTGTCGCCGCAGTCGGGAAGCTGCTGGCGCTTACCAGTGCTGAAGGCGAGATCGGTCAGGAAACCGCCGAGCGTCTCGGATGGTTCTTGGAGGAGGTTGGCGGTGCCATCTTCCAGTTGGCGGAGTTCGAACAGGTCTGTTCTGAGCGAATCAACCGGCAGAAGGAGGCTCAGCAATGAGGGCCACTATGGGTATCAGCTTCCGGGCGACTGCGCCGGTCGATCTTTCGACGGGAGATCAGAAAACGAATGTCCTGTGCGTGATGGATGACATTGATGCCGACCTCGCACTGGACAGCGCAGTCGGCCTGCTCGACGCGATTCAAGGCGGGCTCCTCGACATCCTCGACGAGCCGAGTGTTAGTCGTCGCGTAGCCCTACTTCTTCATGCGGCCGAGACAGCCACTGCCCTGGTCCGTGCGGCCCTGGAGGGTGGGGAGGTGTCCAATGACTAGCCGCATCGGAGCGAAAGCGCTCGGTGACCAGCTCTACAGCTACATCGGCGCCATCCAGGACTTGGCTACCGCAGTTCGCGAAGACTTGGCTTTCGAAGGTTTCGAGCCGGGCCCGCGCCTGACCGCCGACCAGGTGGATGCGATCCATCTGTCGATTATCACCATCGCCGGGCTGGCTGGCGAGGACTTGATCCAACTGCTGACCGAGCTGGAGGTGCCGGCATGAGCTCTGTGTCTGATGCAAAACGCCCTCGTCGAGGCAAGAAGCCACAGGGGATATCTCTCCACCCGCGCGCCAAGGAAACTTGGCAGCGCTTGCCCTTCGTAGGCAAGGACCATGGTCGCTACTCAATGTGGGATGTTCCTTTGACTGGTAGCTACCTCACCGGTCTCGAGGCCGGCAAGAGTATCGCGCACATCTATCTGAAGTATGTCCGGGATGTGGACGACTGGATGGCTTGCGAGGTGCTCAGGAGCATGGTGCGCGATTTGATCACCAAAGCCCCTTCGGACGAGCAAGAGGAAACTGTCAAACGCGGCCAGTTCGCGGGGTTCATGGGCGAGATATTCAACTGGCTCAAGGTGTCCGCCCAGTTTGCCGGAAGCAGTCTAGACCGAGTGGAAGACCAGGGCCTGGTAGATCGGGTGAACCACTACCTGGATGCAGGCGTAGCCGATGCAATAGATGCGGCTATTACGAGGGCTTCGACATGACTGGCCTGACCTCAATTGGCGGCCAGGCCGCCACCATGACCACCATCGAACTGCGGGACATGGTCAACGAGGCTCGCTTGGCTGCTGGCGAACCGAAGATCAGAAACGATCAGTTTCTCGCTCGTGTCGAAGACGAGTTGGGCGATGAGCTTGAGGGGGTGCAAAAATATTACACCCCCTTCCACGGCAACCAGGTCGCCACCTACGACCTGACCCTTGACCAGTGCATGCTGGTCGGGATGCGCGAATCTAAGTCGGTTCGCCGAAGCGTATTGGCCAAGCTGAAGTCTCGGCGGCCTCCGATGACTCAGGCCGAGCAGTTGCTCGCGCATGCCCAGTTGCAGGTCCAACTCGAGCGCCGACAGCAGCAGATCGAGCAACAGCAGGCCCAGCACCAGGTCGCTATTGAGCGCGTCGAGCAGCGGGTCGAGGACCTGTCCGAATCCCGCGTTTGGGACCACTGCCCGCAGAACTGCATGCCGATCACCCGCATCCGTGAGGTGATCAATGACCGTTATGGCCTGTCGGCCACCGTGGTGGACGCAGTGGTTCGGCAGATGCCTATCAGCCCGAAGCCCTGGGGCATGGTCCGCAACGGCCACGAGAACGCCCAGGGCAGCCAGTACGCGGTCTGGGCGACCAGCGATATCACTGCGGTCTTCAAGCGCTTCGTCAGCGAGTGCGAGCGGGTTACCGAGACCCAAGCCACCCATCCCTATTTCCCGGGCCGGTTCCGGCTGGCTCCGAAGGTGAAGTCATGAGCAAGAAAAGCAAGCGCAATACCACCGAGCAGGTGACTCCTGAGTTTCTAGCCGCTGGCCGCCTCTACACCAGCATGTGCAAGTCCGGCTTGTCGCATACCCCAGAAGCCGCTACTGCGTTTCAGCGCATGTACGACGCAGCCCCGGAGTCGTTCCGCCAGGAAATGCACGACATGGCTGTGCAGATGGGGCTGATGCCTGCCGTTCCGGATGGCTATACCGACGACGGAGAGCCCGTTTACGAACTGGAAGGGATGGCCAAGCGGCTGGGCATTGATCCCGAAGAGGCGAAGCGCAAAGCCGAAGAGCTGGGCCTCAAGCCGAACACACTCAAAGTCCATAGGGTGAACTGAGCCATGACCAACACCATCCAGATTCACCGCCACGCCCTGCCTATCGTTGAGTTCCGCAGCAGGCGCAACCTGACCACCCACCTCAAGCGCAAGATGCGGACCTTGGTGCAGCGCCTGGAGAGGGAGGGCTTGGCATGAGCAAGGTCGCCCACCAGTCCGATCCCGTGATGCTCAACGAGCAGTCCTTCGAGCAGTTCGGCAGCGACCAGGTTGCCTACAAGATCTGGTGCTCAATCGACACTGCCTTCGAGCTGCTGGGCCAGTTCGATCCCCCTGTAGTAGCCGAGGTTGCCCTAAACATCGCCGATATCCAGTTCGAGATCATCAAGGCGCGCTTCGCCCTGATGGTGTTGGTGAAGCGGCTGTGCGGCTGGCGCCCGGAAGATATCGATGAAGTATTGGCTGAGCGGCTCATGGAGAAGTTGCTCAGCAGTTCGGAGGAGAAGTAATGGCTCGCGCCCGCAACATCAAGCCCTCGTTCTTCAAGAACGAGGATCTGGCCGACCTGAATCCATTCGACCGCCTGCTGTTCATCGGTCTGTGGTGTCTGGCTGATAGGGAGGGGCGGCTGGAATACCGGCCGCGCCGGATCAAGATCGAACTGTTCCCCGGGGATAACTATGACGTGGAGATCGGCCTGGCCAATCTCTTGGACAAGGGATTCATCGAGCGCTACGAGGTTGCTGGTTTCTCGGTGATCTCTCTGCCGAACTTCACTCGTCACCAGTCTCCGCATAGCACCGAGAAGGACAGCGAGCTACCTGACTGCAACGGTTATCTAACTGTGAATGAGCGTGCGCGTGGGAAGGTTATTCCAGGTAAGCAACGGTTAGTGCATGCGGAAACTGGTGCATGTGTGGATATAAATAACAGTGCTTTAACAGTTAAAACACCAGAGCAGTCGCAGTCTGCACCTGTGGATGCATCAACCAATAACGCCCTGAATCCTGATTCTCTGAATCCTGATTACCTGAATCCTGAAGAAGATCAAGAGACTCTTGTCGACTCTGACGAATCGACGACAGCGAGCGACGACCTTGCCGGCGGGGAAAAACCTCCCACCGAGGAGCGATCCGAGTACAGCGAGGATTTCAACCGCTTCTGGTCGGAGTACCCTCGCCGGCATCGGTCCGGCGCGAAGAAGCCGGCGTGGAGAGCGTGGAAGGCCAGGCTGCGTGCTGGCGCCACGGTCGAAGAGTTGATCCAGGCAGCGAAGAACTATCACGCCGAGATGGCCGGCAAGGGCAACGTCGGGACGGAGTTCGTCAAGCTGCCGGAGACGTTCATTGGCCCGAACGATCACTGGCGGGAGTACGTCGGTGAGCATGGCGCTCCCAGGGGGCCTTCCGGCTCTGGCGGCAAGCGCTACCCGTTCACCCCGCCACGGGGCTACCAGCTCGAGGATCACGAGTTCTGGCATCCGCAGATGACGGACACGGTGCTGTCCACTCGGACCCACGACTTCAGCACCCTTGAGCGTTTGCCGGACGGGGAGGGCGCATGCTGACCCCGTCGGATATTTCCAAGCGCCTCGCTGATCGCGCTGCCGATGTTGCACGGCACCTGCTGCCTGGCGGCAAGCGGGAGGGCGCCGAGTGGCGTGCTGGCGACGCCTCGGGCGAGAAGGGCAAGAGTCTGGGGGTTCACCTCGTCGGCGAGAAGGCTGGCGTGTGGTGCGACTTCGCCACCGGTGAGTCTGGCGACCTGCTGGACCTCTGGCGGCTGGCGCGCAACTGCGACATGGCGACGGCGCTGAGCGAAGCGAGGGGCTACCTCGGCGTGCAGGAGCCCAAGCTCATCCGGCCGGTCGAGAGCCGGAAGTCATACCAGCGACCGGACAAGCCAAGGTGCTCGACGCCGAAGGTGGACTCGGTGGTGATGGCGTACCTGAAGGGCCGTGGACTGACCGAGGAGACCATCAAGGCGTTCAAGATCGCCGAGGACGGGCAGAACATCGTGTTTCCGTACCTGCGCAATGGCTCGCTGATCCACTGGAAGAAACTCGGCGTGGAACGTCCTGGCGGCAAGAAGAAAATCACCACGTCGTCGGATACCGAACCTTGCCTGTTCGGCTGGCAGGCCATCCCGGACGGTATCCGGGAGGTGACGATAACCGAGGGCGAGATCGACGCGATGACCGCCTGGCAGTACGGGCGCCCGGCGCTGTCGGTGCCCTTCGGTGGCGGCAAGGACGGCAAGCAACGCTGGATCGAGTACGAGTTCGACAACCTGCAGCGCTTCGACGTGATCTACCTGTGCCTTGACGACGACGAACCTGGCCACCAGGCGACCGAGGAGATCGTTCGGCGCCTTGGGCGTGATCGGTGTCGCCTGGTGAAACTGGGTTGCAAGGACTTCAACGAAGCCCTGGATGCCCTGTACTACAGCGCCGACGACATTGCGGAGTGCTACGCCAAGGCGAAGAACTTCGACCCGGAGCGCCTGAAGTCGGTGAGCTCCTACTCGGAGGAGGTCAAGGCTGAGTTCTACGACCAGAACCCGGAAACTATCGGCATGGAGCTGCCCTGGAGCGCCTACGCCAACAAGATCCGCTTCCGGCCCTCGGAGGTCACGATCTGGACCGGCTGGAGCGGACACGGGAAGTCGCAGTTGCTGAACTACCTGGCCTTCCACGGCATGAACCGCAAGGGCAGCCAAGACCGGTTCTGCATCGCCTCGATGGAGATGCCGGCGCGGCGAACGCTTCAGCGGATGGTCCGGCAGGCCTCCGGGATGTCTTGTCCTTCGAGGGGCTACATCGACGCGATTCTCGACTGGCTCGACGGCAAGCTATGGATCTACGACCAGTTGGGCACCGCGAAGACGGGCGAAATGCTCGAGGACTTTCGGTATGCCGCGCGCCGGTACGGGGTGAACCACTTCATCGTCGACAGCCTGGCGAAGCTCGGCATGGCCGAGGATGACTACAACGGCCAGAAGCAGGCCATGGAGGCGTTGGTGGGGTTCGCTCACGAGATGAACGTCCACGTCCATCTGGTCGCCCACCCGCGGAAGGCTGACGACGAGGGTAAGCCCCCGGGCAAGCTCGACGTTCGCGGTGGCGCCATCCTCACCGACCTAGCCGACAACGTGTGCACGGTCTGGCGGAACAAGCGCAAAGAGATGGCCAAGGGAGACGACTACAAGGACCAGAGCGATGTGCGCCTGATCATCAGCAAGCAGCGCCTCACCGGAGATGAAGGCATCTTGGACCTGTGGTTCGACAAGGCATCCAACCAGTATTTCAGTGCGAGCACTCACAAGGCCCGGAACTGGGTCCACTACGAGGGCGCGCGGGAGCAAGCAGCATGAGCAACGTACAACCGATGGCACCCCGCAAGGTCATGACCAGGCTGGAGCGGGAGTTTCTCAAGGTGGCCGGCCAGGAGCTGGCGCAGGTCAAGGTGGGCGGTGCTGCTGCCTTGGCTGCGCTGTTGGTCATGATCGCCAACTGGCACGGCGACCGCGGCACTCTGGGCTTTCACGACTATGGCCGGCTCTGGTTGCTGGACGGCAATGCGAAGGGCGCCGCTGCGGAAACGCTGCTGCGCGATCTGTTTGGCCTGAAAGGCACGCCGAAGGGGGCCGCATGACTGGGGTCTACCGCGATGTGATGCCTGCGATCGTTCGCGTCCTGGCGGCCGATGCCATCGACAACACGGCGAAGCAGAGCTGGCAGAGGCTTATTGACCGAAAGGTCGACGGCGGCTTTCGGGCTCTGCTTTCTGCCCAGGACCAGTTCGAGTTCGATTGCATCCTGCACGCCCTACTGCACCGGGAGCTTTCGCCGGCCGAGTGGGACGTGCTGCACGCTCGCTACTCGACGCACTTTGATCGGCGTGGGCAGGCCATCGAGCGACTGGCGAGCAGGGTGCATTCGCCTGCGCCTTCTCGGTTTCTGGAGCGTGCTGTAGCGACCTGGGCTATCCCGATGATGAAGGGCAAGGACGGAAAGCGATCAACCGCTATCCCGATGCTCCCCAAGAAGTGGTACGACATGAACAACTGGGATGAGGACGCGCGACCGGACTCAACTCGAAACCGCTGGCGCAGGGATATTCGGAAACAGCTTGATCGTTTCGAGGAAGAGGCGTTGGTGCATGTAACCGAGATCCTTGACCGCGAGAAGTTGCTCGATGCGGCTTGACGAATGTGATCGACTGAGCGTAACGTAACCACATCTGTTGATACGTGCGCGCTAAGCTAGATCGACTCCGAAACCCGGCCCTGGTGCCGGGTTTTTTATTGCGCCGCCGGGTTTTGCGCGGCATCATCAGTCCCCCGTCTAACTCGATGCTTTCCTTCCTTGGCTTTCAGCGAGATGGACGGGAAGCCCGGTTGCCCCCGCTCCGGGCTTTTTCATTTGAAGGTCGAAACTCGGTAGACGGCAGTCTCGCCTGCCACATCGGGCTGTAAGCAAAGTGACGGGTTACCGACCCGCAAGGCCTTCACCCTTTGCGATATCCAATCAATGCAGGTGGAGCGCAGGATGCGCACGGGGTAGTGGCCCCTATCCACCTGCACCTATTTCAGAGCCCAGCCTTCGAGCTGGGCTTTTTCGTTTCCGCCGCAAGGCAAGCCAACACGCAGCTAGGCCCGTACAGCCGAACGGCGGATGTCCGCTCATCCATCCGCCCCGCTGCGCTCCTTTTTCCAGGTGAGTGGAGTGGATCAGATGAGTGAAATTGATCTTGATGAGGCCAGCCTGCGTGACCTGGTAATGGTCAATGACGGCCAGGTCGTAACGACATCGCTGAAGGTGGCCGAACGCTTCGGAAAGCGGCACGACAACGTCCTTCGGGCTATCGACAACTTGGATTGCTCGGCTGGTTTCCGTCTCCTCAATTTTGAGGAGACGGTCATGTGGCGGGAAAATCCGAGCGGCGGAGAACCGATCAAGAGTCGAAGCTTCGACATGACCAAGGACGGCTTCATGTTCCTTGTGATGGGCTTTAGGGGTAAAGCCGCAGCTGCCTGGAAAGAAGCTTTCATCCATGCCTTCAACTGGATGGCCGAGCAGTTGTTCAAACGCTCAATGGACTTCAACACCATGCGCAACGAGCTGATGGCGGAGTACCGACAGGAGCGAGGGATTGCCAGCCTGGCTGGCAAAACCTTGCGTCGATGGCAGATCAGGGCACCGGTCATCGAACAGAAGATCATCGAGATCGAGCGCGAAGGGCAGTTGCAGCTGTTTCACGCCTGATCCGCCCGGAAAACCCACCCGACGAACGAAAGCCCGCCATTGAGCGGGCTTCGTCGTTTTAGAACCCCTGCGAGGGGCAGAGACTATGAAAATGCCAGAACGCCCTGAGACCTGGGCTGCGCTGCTTGCGTGGCTGTCTGCGCACTATCCGCAGTTGTACGCCGCCGGCCTGTCCTTCGTGGTCGCGCTGACGCGAGTGATCTACGGCGGTGGAACGCGGCGCCAGGCGCTGCTCGAGGCAACGCTCTGCACTTTGATTACCTTGGGCCTGATTCCGGTCCTTGAGTGGTTCGGCCTGCCACAGAACATGGCTACCGCTGCTGGGGTGTTCACCGGTTTCCTTGGGGTGAAGAAGATCGCTGAATTCGCTGATCGGATCGCCGACTGGAAGTTTCCGCGTCGGGGGGCTGGCGAATGAAGATCACCGCCGATCAACTCGACCGTGCTACCGGCTGCGGCGGCGCTACTGCTTCGGTCTGGGTCGAACACATCAACGGCTCCATGGCTCGGTTTGAGATCAACACGGCTGAGCGGGTGGCGATGTTCCTGGCCCAAGTCGGGCACGAAAGCCAAAGCCTCAAGCGCGTGGTCGAGAACCTGAACTACTCCGCCGATGGCTTGCTCAAGACGTGGCCGAAACGGTTCACGCCTGCCGAGGCGAAGCAGTACGCCCGCCAGCCAGAGCGCATCGCGAACCGCGTCTATGCCAACAGGATGGGAAATGGGGCGCCGGATACGGGCGATGGGTATCGATACCGGGGCCGTGGACTGATCATGATCACCGGCCACGACAACTACGCCGAAGCCGCCCGCGCCTTGGCGCTGCCACTGGTGGCGCAACCGGAGTTGCTTGAGCAACGGACCTGGGCTGCCATCGCCGCGGGGTGGTGGTGGCGGTCGCGGGGTTTAAACGATCTGGCTGATCAAGGCCGATTCGAGCGAATCACGCTGATGATCAACGGCGGCTACAACGGCGCAGACGACCGTGCGGCTCGCCTCGATTGGGCGCGCGCTGCCCTGGCTGGTGCGTGATGAGGTGGTCTCCGTGGTTGGTTGTGGCGTTGGTGGCGGCTCTGGTGTTCTGGCGCCTCGATCACGTGACCGCCCAGCGTGATGACCTGCAGGCCGCCGTCGAGCAATCCGCCGAGACGATCACCGCGATGGCCCAGCAGGCCCAGCGCGACATCCAGGCGCAGGTCCAGACCGATGCCCTGGCTCGAACCTACCAAGCAGCACTGCAGGCCTCCCATGAAGAAAACCAATTGCGCCGCGATGCTATCGGCACTGGCGCTCGCGTCGTGTACGTCAAAGCCCGCTGCCCCGCAGATGGAGTGCACCAGGCTCCCGGAGCCTCCGGCAGCGCTGATGCAGGAAGAGCCGTCCTTGCTGCCCCTGATGGACAAGTTGTTTCTGATCTCCGAGCCGGAGTCGAGCGACGCGAACTGATGATTGAGGCGTTGCGTAAGCACATCGCAGGCCTTCCGAGGTATTGCAGAAGATGATCAGCATCAAGCCGGAAGGGTTCCAGCAGCAGCTCGCCGACCTGACTGAACTTGAGCAGCGGCAGATTCCTTACGCGACAGCCACTGCGCTTACGCGGACCGCGCAGGGCCTGATGGATCGATTGCGCGATGAGATGCGTGTCGTGTTCGACCGCCCGACCCCGTACACGCTGAACAGCCTGCGCATGGTGCCAGCCAGGAAAGACCGGCTGGAAGCGCGGGTTTGGTTCAAGGACGAAGCGGACGGTGCGCAGCCTGCATCGGTGTGGATTGCCCCCGAGGTCTACGGTGGCCCGCGTCGGAACAAGCCGGCCGAGCTTCAGCTCAGGGCCAAGGGGATACTGCCCGAAGGCAAGTACGTGGTGCCCGGCGCCGGCGCGGACCTGGATCGCTACGGGAACATCAGGCGCGGCCAGGTCACCAGGGCATTGAGCGGCATCCGCGGCTTCAGCCAGGCCGGGTACAACGCGAACGCTACCGATAGCAGACGGAGCCGAGCGAAGGGTAATGCTCGCCGCTACTTCGTCATGACCCGTAAGGGCCAGCCCATAGGCATTGCTGAGCGCACAGGCCGAGGCCGGGATGCTGTCTCGGTCATCATGGCCTTCGTGTCTCGCCCTTCGTACCGCCGCCGACTGAGCTTCTTCGAGATCGCGCAGCAGTACGCCGACGAGACCTTGCCACGCGAGTTCGAGGTGGCGATGCGCGGCGTTGCTGCTCGGTTCGCTGCGAGGCGCTGACTGATGCACCAAAGTGGTGCGTCGCGGGTCCTCCCCGGGGTGCCCCCGTCAGAGGGTAATTCGAGCCCCGCGCGCCAAATATGTATGACCTTTTTTCGGAGGTTGGTTGTTGTTTTGTCATGAGCACAGAAGACCTCCAAAAAAAGCGCGGATGGCTGAACAAGTCCGAGATGGCCGCGAGCCTCGGGATTTCTCCGCAAGCCTTTGATAAATGGGGCGTTGAGCCTGCCGCCAAGATCGGCCGCGAGGTGTTCTATACCGCCCAGGCGGTGCTACAGAATCGCCTCGATCATGTGACCCAGAAACAACAACCTGAGGGCCTAGATGCGGAAGGTCTCGACCCGCTCGCTGAAAAGAAATTGCTACAGGAGCGCCTGCGACTGACGACTGCTCAGGCTGACGCCCAGGAGCAGAAGAACCAGGTCCAAGCGAAGACCCTTGTTCCAACTCCGTTCGCCACCTTCGCTCTTGCCAGGATCGCGTCCAAGATCGGCTCGAAACTGGAGACGGTCTGCAAGACGGTCCGCAGCCAAATACCCGATACACCGCCGTTGGTGCTGGAGGCCTTTGAGCGCGAGATAGCGCTGGCCCGAAATCTGGCCGTGGAGTTTGCTGAAGACCTACCGGAAATCCTTGATGAGTACTCTGCCACCCTGGATGAATGACCTACGGAAAGCGGTCGATCTAGGTTTGCAGGGGCTGTACAAGTCGCCGCCGATGACGGCGGTGGAGTGGGCGGAAGATCCCGACGACGGTTTCTACATGTCGGCGGAATCCTCGTACAACGAGGGCAAGTGGAAGACGGCGCCATTTCAGGTCGCCATCCTGAACGCCATGGGTAACGACCTGATTCGGGTCGTAAACTTCGTGAAGTCGGCACGCATCGGCTACACGAAAATGCTGATGGCCAACATCGGCTACAAGATTCAGCACAAGCGCCGTAATGTGCTGATGTGGAGCCCGACTGACCCAGACGCCGAGGGGATCAGCAAGAGCCACGTTAATGGCCTGATTCGCGATGTTCCGGTGCTGCTGGCGCTGGCCCCATGGTATGGCCGCAAGCATAGCGACAACACGCTCGACACCAAGGTGTTTGCAAACCGGCGGACCCTTTGGACGCTCGGCGGCAAGGCTGCTCGCAACTACCGTGAGAGATCTGCCGACGAGGTGATCTATGACGAGCTGTCGAAGTTCGACGCCGATATTGAAGGTGAAGGTTCCCCAACGTTCCTTGGCGACCAACGTCTGCGCGGTGCTGTTTACCCGAAGTCCATCCGTGGATCGACGCCTGGTACCGAGGGCCAATGCCAGATCACGAAGGCGGCCGATGAGTCTCCGCGTCGCCTGCGGTACTACATCCCGTGCCCGCATTGTGGGCATGAGCAGACGCTGAAGTGGGGCGGTAAAGATTGCGCCTTTGGGGTGAAGTACATCGCGAACGATCTAGGCGAGGCCTCTTCAGTTTGGTACGCCTGCGAGAACGAGCGGTGCAGCGGGACGTTTGAGCACCACGAAATGGTGGTTGCCTCCGAGCGAGGCCGCTGGAAGTGCGAAGTGTCGGGGGTCTGGACGCGGGACGCTATGGAGTGGTTCGGCCCGGATGACCAGCCGATAAGGACGCCGCGTTCCGTCGCATTCTACTGCTGGGCCGTGTACAGCACGTGGACCAGCTGGCTTGACCTGATCGACGAATGGCTGAAGGTCAAGGGTGATCGCGAGAAGCTGAAGACCTTCACCAACACCATCCTCGGCGAGGTATGGGTTGAGGACGAGGGGGAGCGGGTGGAGTGGCAGACACTCTATGCCCGCCGCGAGAACTACCCGAAGGTGCCGCCGCAAGCGCTTGTCCTGATGGGCGGAATCGACACCCAGGACGACCGCTACGAGGGCCGCGTTTGGGCTTTCGGCCTGGGCGAGGAGGCATGGCTTGTTCACCGTTTCATTCTGACCGGCGATCCGGCCAGCGAGGAACTGCGGCGCAAGGTGGGCTTGGAAATTCATCGGCAGTTCACTCGGGCTGATGGCGTTCCAATGCGTGTCGAGCGTTGGTGCTGGGATGCTGGCGGCCACTATTCCGATGAGGTAGAGGCCGAGAGCATCAAGCATGGCGTGCACTGGGTGGTTCCGACTTTCGGGGCCAGCACATACGGCAAGCCAATCGCCAACTTCCCGAAGCGCCGCAAGCGCAAGGTCTACAAGACCGAACTGGGCACCGATAACGCGAAGGAGCTGATCTACAGCCGCCTGCGCATTGATGTGCCCATCCCGTGGCAACCGACGCCGGGCTGTGTGCACTTCCCGATCGACAGCGACATCTGCGACGAAGACGAACTGAAGCAGATCACCGCCGAGAAGAAAAAGTCGGTGATGGCGAAGGGTGTTCGCGTCCTGCGATGGGACTCCGGCGGGCGCCGCAATGAGGCGCTGGATTGCTTCGTGTACGCCCTTGCCGCGCTGCGCATCAGCCAGCAGCGCTTCGGCCTCGACCTCGACCAGTTGGAGCGCGTGCGCGTTGATCCCGTGCCGGAGCCGGTCGCCCAACAGCAACCTTCGAACGATAACCATGCCAGCACCTCCCAGGGCTGGCTCAACACTGGAAGCGGACCATGGCTCTGACAGCGCAGCAGATGCTCGACAAATACCTGGAGGCCGAGGCCGCCGTACTGGAAGGTCGGACAGTGATCTTCAACGGACGCACCCACACCATGGAGGATATCGAGAAGATCCGCGCCGGACGCCGGGAGTGGGAGCGCCGCGCAGCCGCAGAGCAGGACCGCGCCGCCGGTCGCCGTCCTGGCCCAGCGCTGGCGGAGTTCTGCTGATGAACCTGATCGATCGACTACTGGAACCCTTGGCCCCCGAGCTGGTGGCTCGGCGCCTAGCCGCTCGCGAGGCAATCCAGGCGTATGAGGCTGCCAGGCCAGGGAGAACCCACAAGGCCAAGCGTCAGCCGCTAGGCGCCGACACCTCGCTACAGAAGTCTGCGGTCTCTATGCGAGAGCAGTGCCGGAAACTGGACGAAGATCACGATCTGGTTACCGGCCTGCTCGATCGCCTCGAGGAGAGGGTGGTGGGCGGAAGTGGTATCGGCGTGGAACCGCTGCCGCTGCGCCTGGATGGCTCGGTGCATGCCGAGTTGGCCATGGAGATCCGCAGCGCGTGGGCCGAGTGGTCACTCTCGCCGGAAACCTCTGGTGAGCTGACGAGGCCCCAGGTAGAGCGGCTGATGTGCCGCACCTGGCTGCGCGATGGCGAGGGCCTGGCGCAGAAGCTGATGGGACGAGTCCCGAACTACACGTTCGCCACGTCGGTGCCTTTCGCCCTGGAGCTGCTGGAGCCCGACTACTTGCCCTTCAGCTACAACAACCTGTCGAAGGGTATTGTCCAGGGTATCGAGCGTGACACCTGGCGCCGGAAAAGGGCCTATCACCTTCTCAAGGATCACCCCGGCAACCTGCAGACGCTGGGCGGCAGCCTGGCGGTGAAGCGCGTCGAAGCGGAACGGATCATCCACATCGCCTACCGCAAGCGGATCGGCCAGAACCGAGGCGTGCCGATGTTGCACGCAGTGCTTATCCGCCTTGCCGACTTGAAGGACTACGAGGAGAGCGAGCGGGTGGCGGCGCGCATCAGTGCTGCCCTGGCGATGTATATCAAGAAGGGCAACCCCGACAGCTACTCGGTGGAGCCCGGCAAGGACCGGAAGAACCGAACGATCCCCATCGCCCCCGGCATGGTCTTCGACGACCTCGAGCCAGGCGAAGACGTTGGGATGATCGAGAGCAACCGGCCGAACCCCTTCCTTGAAGGTTTCCGCAACGGCCAACTGCGGATGATCGGGGCCGGCACTCGCAGCACCTACTCCTCGGTATCCAGGGCCTACGACGGCACCTACTCGGCGCAGCGCCAGGAACTGGTAGAGGGCTGGCTGGGCTACGACCTGCTGCAGCACGAGTTCATCGACTACTGGTGCCGGCCGGTCTATCGGGCCTGGCTGCAGATGTACCTGTTGGCTCGGAAGGAGCGCCTGCCCGCCGACGTTGATCACCGCACTCTCTACGCGGCGGTCTACCAGGGGCCGGTCATGCCATGGATTAACCCGATGCATGAGGCCAACGCATGGGAGTTGCTGGTCAAGGCTGGCTTCGCCGATGAGGCGGAAGTTGCCCGCGCCCGTGGTCGAGATCCGCGCGAGCTGAAGAAGTCGCGTGAGACGGAGATCAAGGCGAACCGGGCGGCCGGCCTGGTCTTCAGTTCGGATGCCTACCACCAATTGGTCAAGTCCGGGATGGACCCAGTTGAGGCGGTGCAGAAGGTGTACCTGGGCGTCGGGAAGATGCTTACCGCCGACGAGGCTCGCGAACTCGTCAACAGATACGGCGCCGGCCTACCCGTGCCTGGCCCGGATTTCCCCAACGAGAGCAACAATGGAGGCGCCGATGGGCAGCCATCAAACCCTGATCCATAAAAACCTGATGCTGCCGATGGCGGCGGCGCTGACTGAGGCCAACGCCCCGCATGAGTCCTGGTACAGCATTAAGGCTGCCGGTCGCGGCGTCGCCGAGGTGTTGTTGTACGACGAGATCGGCGTCTGGGGCATCACCGCGCTGCAGTTCGCTCGAGACCTCAAGGCAATGGGCGACCTGACCAAGATCAACCTGCATATCCACTCCCCGGGCGGCGACGTCTTCGAGGGGACGGCGATCTATAACCTGCTGCGCAACCACCCGGCCAGCGTCGACGTGTACATCGATGGCTTGGCTGCCTCGATGGCCTCAGTCATCGCCATGGCCGGCGACACCATCTACATGCCCGAGAACGCCATGATGATGGTGCATAAGCCCTGGGGCATCCAGGGCGGCGATGCGGACGACATGCGCCGCTATGCCGAACTGCTCGACAAGGTCGAGGACACCCTGGTCATGGCCTATGCCAACAAGACCGGGAAGTCCGCCGACGACATCAAGGCGCTCCTCAAGGAGGAGACCTGGATGAATGGCCGAGAGGCCGTCGCTGCCGGCTTCGCCGACCAGCTCACTGAGCCGCTGCGAGCGGCCGCTCACCTTTCCTCCAAACGCATGCAGGAGTTCGCCCACATGCCCGAAGCTCTGAAAACCCTACTGGCCCCGCGCGCCCAGACCCCCGCCGCGCCGGCCAACACTCCCGCGCCGACTCCGGCACCGGCCGCGCCGGCGGCTCCCGCGGCCGCTGCCCCAACCGAGGCAGATATTCGCGCCCGCATCCTCGCCGAGGAATCTGGTCGCCGCAGCGCAATCACTGCTGCCTTCGGCGCGTTTTCCACCGGGCACGCCGAACTGCTCGCCACCTGCTTGAACGACATGAACATCACCGTCGACCAGGCGCGCGAGAAGCTGCTGGCTGCCATTGGCGCCGACACCCAGCCGGCTGCCGCCCTGAGTGGCGGGGCCCACATCCATGCCGGCAACGGCAACCTGGTGGGTGACTCGGTGCGCGCGAGCGTGCTGGCCCGCATCGGTCGAGGCGAGCGCCAGGCTGACAACGCGTACAACGGCATGACGCTCCGCGAACTGGCCCGCGCCTCGCTGGTCGATCGTGGGATCGGTGTGGCCTCGCTCAACGCGCCCCAAATGGTCGGCTTGGCTTTCACCCACACTTCCAGCGACTTCGGCCTGATCCTTCTGGATGTCGCCAACAAGTCGGTGCTGGCTGGCTGGGAAGAGGCCGAAGAAACCTTCCCGCTGTGGACCAAGTCCGGCATTCTCACTGACTTCAAGCCGGCGCGCCGCGTCGGGCTGGGCGAGTTTTCCTCGCTGCGTCAGGTGCGTGAGGGCGCCGAGTACAAGTACGTCACCCTCGGCGAGCGCGGCGAGCAGATCATCCTGGCCACCTACGGAGAGCTGTTCAGCATCACTCGTCAGGCGATCATCAACGACGACCTGCAGATGCTCTCGGATATCCCGTTCAAGCTGGGCCAGGCTGCCAAGGCCACCATCGGCGACCTGGTCTATGCGGTTCTGACCGGTAACCCGGCGATGAGCGATGGCAAGGCTCTGTTCCATGCCGACCACAGCAACCTGCTCACTGGCGCGGCTTCGGCGCTTTCCATCGACAGCCTGAGCAAGGCCAAGACCCAGATGGCCACCCAGAAAGCCCAGGTAGAGAAGGGCAAGGGGCGCACCCTGAACATCCGTCCGGGCTTCGTTCTGACTCCGGTGGCACTCGAGGACAAGGCCAACCAGATCATCAACTCCGAGTCCGTGCCGGGCGCCGACGTCAATAGCGGCATCGTCAACCCGATTCGCGCATTCGCGCAGGTGATCGGCGAGCCGCGCCTGGACGATTCCTCGGCGACCGCCTGGTACATGGCTGCCAAGAAAGGCTCTGACACCATCGAGGTGGCCTACCTGGACGGCGTCGATACTCCGTACCTGGAGCAACAGGAAGGCTTCACTGTCGACGGCGTGGCCAGCAAGGTCCGCATCGACGCCGGCGTGGCGCCGCTGGACTTCCGTGGCCTGCAGAAATCCAACGGCGCCTGATCGGTGCCAACTCCCGAGCCCCGCATCTAGCGGGGCTTTCTGTTTCTGCCATTAGGAGAATCAACCATGGCGAAGAACTATGTGGAGGACGGCAACGTCCTGACTCTCATCGCGCCTGCTGGCGGCGTTCAATCTGGCGTGCCGGCGGTGATCGGAGACCTGGTGGTGGTGCCGCTGGTAGATGCCGCCGCGGGCGAGCCGTTCGCCGGAAAAACTGGCGGCGTCTGGAGCCTGCCTGCTGCCGCTGGCCTGACCCAGGGTGCCAAGTGCAGCGTGCTCGATGGGGAACTGGTAGCTGCTGCCACTGCCGACTCGGTGGCGTTCGGCAAGATCACCGAGCCCACCGTTGACGGCTTCGCGTCGGCGATGCTGATCCAGCAATGAGCGCGCCGGGCCGTTTTGGCCGGCTGATCCAACGGCTCCACGAACGTGGGCAACAGCGGTTATCTGATGCCGTGGGCGAGTTCCGCGGCATCGGTCGTCCCCCGATCAGGGGGATACCGCTGCAGGTCGACCGAAACCTCACCTACGAGGGACCTGATGGGGTTTTCATCACGGACAAGGTTGGGATCAGTTGGCTGGCGAAGGACGTTCCCACGGCATCGCGTGGCGACCTCTTCGTCATCGGGTCGTCGCGCTATCTCGTGGAAAAGCTCATTGCGAACGACGGTTGGTTGCTGACGGCAGCAACGATCGAGGAGGAAGCATGAAGCCGAACGTGCTCACGATCGGCCGCTTGGCCTTGCTGGCGCGCCTGCAAACCATCACGCCAAACCAGGGATACCGGACAGACGCTGGCACTCGTGTGCTCTCCGGGTGGTTTAACGAACTGGTCAAGGAACGGCACGAGGGCTTTCCGCTGATTGTCGTCCAGCCCGGCAAGGAGCAGCCGCCGGAGCATCTTGATGCCGCCGTTCGCTTCCATCGCGGCTTCGACGTGGTAGGCGCGGTGCAAGGTGGGTATGACCACTATGAGGAGGCTCTGGAGGACCTACAGCTAGACCTTTTGGCGTGCCTGATGCCTGCCCCCAAGGGGCAGTTCCTGCGCTGGCTGCCCCGAGAGCGCGGCATTACCGGGCTGACGTTGGGGGCGCCTGAGCCGTACCCGCCGGGTGATGGAGTGGCCGCTGCCGTGATTCGAATCCCTGTCTATCTGAAAACCATCATCGAGGGGTAACCCATGAAGAGCGATCCCCAGGTGCCGGCCACGGTCGACGCCGCGCCTCCGGCTGCACTGAACAAAGCCGTCGAGGTCACCCTGGCCACGGTGCATTGGCACCAGGGCGAGGAGAAGGCGGCCGGCGAAAAGATCAACGTCAGCCCTGACCAGGTTGAATTCCTGCGCCGCGAAGGCGTGATCAAGAAGGAGGCCTGATATGGCTATCGAGAAAGAGACGTACGTGATCGGCGGCTGGCTTAAGGCACGCGAGGCAGGGACTACAGGGCCTTTCAAGAAGGTAGGTCTGGTATCCACCATTCAGCAGACCATCGAGAGCAGTGAGATCACGCTACCCGACACCACCACTCCGCAGGGCGGCGAGTACGACTCGGTATCGCGCATCTCCTCGGTCGGCCTGGGGATCAACTTCCGCGAACTGCATACCTCGATGCTGGCGGCCCTGATGTGGGGCGACGCCACCAACGTTCCCTCTGCCACCCACACCGACGAAGCGCACACCGCCGTTCCGGGAGGCACGATCGCGCTCGACTTCATGCCGCTGGAGATCACCAGCGTGAAGAGCGATGACGGCACCACTACCTACGAAGAGTTCGACGACTGGAACATGACCGGAGCTGGCCTCGAAATCGTTGAAGGGGGTGCGATCTCTGCGGCCACACCGATCAAGGTGACCTACAAGTCCGCCACCGTCGATGTGATCGAGGCGCTGACCAACAGCGGCAAGACGTTCGAGTTCCTCTTCGAGGGCGAGAACGCCGCTGGTACCCAGCGGCGCATCCAGGCGCGCTACTTCCTCTGCCGCTTAAACCCGTCGAGCCAGCAGGATTGGATCAACACCGAAGACTTCCTGGCCGCCGAGGCCACTGCCAAGGTGCTGATGGACCCAACCAAGGTCGGTGCTGGAAAGTCGAAGTACTTCAACATCAAGAAGGAACTGGCGACGGTGTGACGCCGTTCATGCCCGGCAGGGACGCCGGATGTGGGCTCGCCCGCGTGGTGCTACAGTGGCGGCATTTAGGGAGGGGTTGAAATGTACTCTAGGTCGCGCGGATTTTCCCTTATCGAGTTGATGGTTGTGGTCGTACTCTTGGCCGTTTTGGCATTCATGGCCGTTCCGAGCTTTAAGGCTATGCAGGAGGGGAACAACCATCTAGCCGGCAAAGAAGTTTTTCTCCAGCACCTGGAATTTGCCAGGTCCTATGCGCTGTCAAAAAAGACAACTGTCGAAGTCTGTGCAGAAAGTGGAGGGTGGACTGACGGATATATCGTCCGCACTGATTCTGGTAAGACTGTTTTGCTTAAGGAAAATAAGTATAAAAACATCCATCCAGTTGGAGCGTGGAAAGGCTCTATGGAGTCTGGGTGTGTGCGATTCGTATCCAATGGGAGCGCACCCGCGGTGCCTGCCCCGGCGGGGGAGTATTACGACTCTGGTTTCTTCGGTGGTGAAGAGCTGGACAAGGCTGCTTGGCGGGTGACGTTCAAGCCGTCTGGCTGGAACTGCACTGAGAAAGATCCTAAAGACCCTAAGTGCGCCAAGAAACCAACCTGATCGCCGGCTTGTGTTCTTGGTAATGGCCTGTTGATGCTAAAGTGTGAAGCGGTTCCAATGGAGAGTCGCTTATGACACGGATTTTTCCCGTTCTCGCCTTGATTCTTGCGGTCAGTTCTGCCAGTGGGGCGACGGTCTTTAAGTGCGTCGGCCCTGACGGAAAAGTCACTTTTACCCAGCAGAATTGCCCTGACAACCAATCGCTGAACGATGTGGTTTCTGCCACCAACCAGCGCCCAAGCGGGTCAGGTGCCTCGGCTGTCATGGCCAAGCCCAAGCAGCCATCAGGTCGTACCTATAGAGGTAGTCACCAGGTTGGCAGCGGAGTGATCGTCGTCGGTGGTTCGTCGCCAAGCCCTACGTGTTCCACAGGACTCTCTGAGCGTGACCTTCGCAAGGCCAAGGTCCAGGGCAAGGTCGTTCCTGGAATGTCCAGGGAGGACGTGGAAAGCATCTACGGGAAGGTGAACCGCAACGGCAGTACCGCCGGCGCGGGTGCTGTCACCTACTGGAATGACAAGTATGTTGACCAGACGACCGTTTCGTTTGATCGTAACGGATGCGTCCAGGGTTCATACCAATCGGGCCACAAGAACTAGCCGATATAACGCTTTTTAAACAGCCCCGCCATTCGGCGGGGTTTGTGCTTTCTGGAGGGTTGAAATGTCCAGCTTTACTGCAAGTAGAGTTGTAGATATTGATGGCGTTGAGTTGACCGTGCGGGAACTTAGCGTTGCGGATGTTCGAAAGCTAATGCAAGAGGTCAGCGATCAAGACCTCGTTAACAATGTCCTCTTCGAAGATATCAGGCTTTCCGATCTGTGCCTGATGACGTCGGTTACGAAGAGCCAAATTAACGATCTCCGGCCTAGCCAACTCGCCAAGTTGCGGGATGCATGTAAAGAGGTGAACCCGCATTTTTTCGGAATGCTGGGCCGTCTCTCGAAACTCCACGACAAGCCATAAGGAGTTTGGAGCGCGCCATTTGCGTTCTGGTGAGGCTTGGCCATCACCACGTCCTTGAATATCCCTGGTCACTGTTCTTGACCGCGCTGAAGGCTGAATGAAATGGCTGACGTAAAGATCCGGCTGACCGCTGACCTCGATGATGCGCTGCGCGAGGTGTCAGGCTTCCGCAAGGAATATGCCGAACTGGTCAGGCAGGTCGCGCAACCTCTCAAGCGTTTAAACGATTTCACTGCTCTCGAAAGCACCCTCGAGGACACGCAACGCCAGGCGCGTTCGGCGCGCGAGCAGATCCGTACGCTCGGCAACGAGCTGGCATCGACGATCAGGCCAAGTCGCGAATTGCAGCAGGCTTACCGGGACTCCATTTCGGACCTGCGAAGCCTGGAGCGGGCAGAGACCGTCCAGGTAGCCAAGCTCGGAGCGATGCGCCGGGAGTTGAAGCAGGCCGGGCTGGATACGAGGAGCCTGACATCCGAACGGCAGCGGCTCCAGCGGGAGCTGGATCGAAACCTCCAGGCGGGCCGGAATGATGCGGCCACCACCAGCCTCCGGCAACAGGCCGCAGCGATCAAGCAGAGCGCGATAGAGCAGCGCCGCTTCAACTTGGAGCAAGCGCGTAGCACCCTGGGAGTCGCCAGGGTGCGCGAACTACAGGCTGCTATCGGGCAGTTAAACCAGCAATATCGCTTGCTTCGATCGAGCGGAACGCTGTCCACAAGGGAACTTGCCGTTGCGCAGCGGGCGCTCAAAAAGCAGATCGCGGAGACCAAGAGCGAACTCAACTCGCTTGGCGCCGGCTCGCGGCTGTCGAGCATCGGCTCTCTCCGCGGGAGCGGTCCAGCGCTGGCGGTTGCGGGTCTCGCCGCCGCAGTAGGCGCTGCAACGGCGAAGCTAGCGAACGGGGCTGACACTGTTGGCCGGCTCGATTCCCGGCTTCGCCTGGCGACCCGCTCGCAGGAAGAATTCAACACTGCGCAAGTCGAACTCGACCGTATCGCGGATGATGTTCAGGGCGATGTCGGCGACCTCGTCGGCCTTTATTCGCGGTTGCAGCGCCCGCTTCGGGATGTGGGAATGGATCAGCGAGCCGCCCTCGAAACCGTAGAGGCGGTATCCCTTGGCCTGAAAATCGGTGGAGCCTCTGCCGAGGAGTCGGCGTCGGTCATTACCCAGTTCTCCCAGGCCATCGCCAGTGGCGTCCTGCGGGGCGAAGAGTTCAATACCGTTCTGGAGTCCTCGGATCGCATTGCTGGCGCCCTGGCGGACTCCTTCGGGGTGACTGTTGGCCGGCTTCGTGAGATGGCTGCCGCCGGTGAGCTGACGTCGGAGCAGATCGTTATCGCGCTGCGGAAGGAACTTCCGAAGCTCCGCGAGGAGATGGCTTCGTTTGCGCCGGAGATCGGCGCGGGGCTGAACCGGATCTTTTCCGAAACCCAGAAATATTGGGGGCGCAGAGCGAAGAATACAGGCATCGTCGATTGGGTTGCGAACCAGTTGAACGATGTTGCCAAGTCGATCAACACGGCGACTACGCTGGTGAAAAAGGGCGAGGGCAGCCTCACTGCCACCCTCGCCGCCGAGAAGGCGCGTCAAGAGCAGATCGTGAAGCGCCAGAACGATGCCCTGAAGCGGGCTCGGGATCAGAACGTCGCCGATCTCCAGTCTGAGGTTGTTCGGACCAAGGCCCTCCTTGAACAGTCCACCAAGAACCTCAACGACGCGCTTTCGCGCCAGGCAGATGTCCGTAAGGAGTTTGCCGACCTGGTGAAGGGCATCCAGGCGACGCCCACCTCCGGAATGCAGACCTTCGGTGATGCCACTGCGGCCCAGGCCTCGGCTCGCAACGCGCTGACCGCCGGCAACAATCAAAAGGCGATCGAGGAGGCGCGCCGCGCGCTGCAGATCCTCCAGCAACTGAAGGACGCTGGCGCGAACAGCTACGGCTTCGAAGGCGTGGCCAAGGAGGTGGAGCGCATCGCCAACAAGGCCGCAGAGGTCGAGGCTGGTAATGCCAAGGCTGCGGATGACGTCAACCGCCTGAACCTGGCCGACCTCGAGGAGCGCATCAAGGCTGTGCAAAACGTCGAGGTGTCGTTCGGAATGGACTTCGAAAGCGCGGAGACCTTGAAGCAACAGGTCGCCGACATCGCCGCCGGTTTGGCTGAGCAGCTTGTGATACCTATCACGCTGGTTCCGCCTCCGGAGATGGGCTTGCCTGGCGTGCCCAGCATCACCCCCAAGATACCCGGGTTTGCCACTGGTACGCAGAGCGCTCCCCCTGGTATGGCGTGGGTTGGGGAGCGTGGGCCGGAGTTGATGATGATGCGCGGAGGAGAGCGCATCTTCAACGCGGTGCAGTCGCTGCAGATGTCGCAGAGGTATCAACGAACTCTCCCCGAGATACCCGAGATTCCGACTGCGGCGCTTCAGCAGGCGAATCCGCCGGCAGCCATGCAAAACCTGGGATCGCTGACCCTCAACCTGGGTGGAGACGATGCCGGTTTCACCGTTTTCGGGACACACGACACGCTCCGAGACATACGCAAGGCCGCCTCGAAGTTCGGGCGGACGCGCCCAAAATGACCAAGCCCGCCTCGCGCGGGCTTTTTTATGGAGTTGGGAATGATCATTCCGAACGTGATGCTTGGGGGCGTACCGATCGTGATACACGGCGGCGCCCCGCAGTGTCAGTACCAGGCTGTAGATGGCGGCGTCGAGCGATTGAGGCTCAGCGGAGGTGCGGCAGTACAGATGACGCACTGGCGCAAGACGGCAATCACCATCAGCGGTTCAGGATGGATCGGCACGGGGATGCTTGGACTCGACTTCGACAACCCGTTGGAGCTGCGATGCAATGCGTCGCTTGGCATTTCCGGCCGTACTGCCGCCGACCGAGTATTCACAATCCCTGGAGAGGTTCGCCCCGATGCCAGTCCGTGGGGGCTGGCGCTGGTCGGCCGTGAGTGGGTCAGAACGGACGTGTCGTCCGCCGGCCAGGTGGTAACCGTGTCGGAGATCCCAGGCGCGCAACTCTACCGCGTCGAGTGGTGGCCGCTGTTCCACGTCTTCGCGTCGGTCCCTCCTGAAGCGCTTGATTCTTCGAACAACAGCCGGACCTGGCAAATTGTCGCTGAGGAAATCTGATGCTCAACGGTGGACCGCTCAATAGCGCTGCGCTGAACTCGGCCGCTCAATCCGTTGTGCCTGGTCCTGAGCCGATCATTCCAGGCTACGCTTTCACCTGGCGAGCAATCGTGCGTGTTGGCGATGACGACGTTACACCGCTCCTGACCGGGGAGATCGAGGTCGATCGTGAAGAGGGGGCGGCTGGCGTCGCTTCCTTTTCGATCTATCTCGGCGACGGCCCTGTTGTCCCTACGGACTGGATTGGTCGAACCGTAACCATCGACTACGCAACGGAGACCGCCGGCGAGCTGAGTCAGGGCCGGCGGTTTACGGGAAGGGTTACGCAGCCAGCCTGGAATCCTGTTCGGCGCGTCCTGGACGTCAGTTGCACTGACCAGTTGCAGCAGCGTGTAGAGGCCATGGAGATTGCGGCCGTTGACGCCTTGGTCGGCGGCGCCTGGTCCGCCGATGTGTTCGAGCCGGTCGATGGACGCTCGCGGTGGGACTACGCCCAGGAGCGTTTGACCAGCGTTACCGGGAGCTTGGACTGTTCGCCATACGGCGCTCTCCGCGTCACGTCATGGCTTTCGGTGGCTCCTGCCTTCGAGTTCGGCCAAGGCTCTACGGTATACGGGTCGCTTGCGGTCGAGTTGGCCGACCTGAGTTCGCAGACGAACAGGATCGAGATCGAGTGCGACTACCGATTCAGCCGGCTCTGGCAGTTGAACGCATCGTATGGATGGCAGCACCCCGGGACGGGTAACGCTGTTGGCGAGGCGGGGTTCTGTAATTGGCGCGGCGACGACACCGAGCTACCGGATGTCGAGATGATCACCTCAGCGACCGAAAGCAGCGGCCAGACGTTGTTCTATGCGACCTGGTATCCACTTCCGCCCACGGGCGTCTACTGCAATCCGCCGGCGGCATGGAGAAATGACTTCACCGAGCTGCTGCTCGGCGGAAATTGGATAGCTGGCCGGCGCTGGGTGCAGTCCGTCACAGAGCGCTACCGGCTGGTCATGGAAGTTCAGCCGAGCGTTGCGGCGACCGGTCCGATTGTCGGTCGGCAGCGTGCCTCGTTCGAGATCGAGTCGGACAAGGCCGAGCGCTGGGAAAGCGACCCGATCACCGGCGGCAGCACCGGCCACGACGACGAGAAGGATGGAAACCGGCGTTTGTCCGCGCTGAACTGCTTGTTGGCCCAGGGCGCCACGACGCTCATTGCTGCGCATCGCGGCACGACCGTGACCTGGGATGTGCCGACGTCCATGGTCCTGCCGATCGATCTTGTACATACGCTCCGCCTCGATGATCAGGGCGCGCGTGCGGTGGGCAAGTGTCGCCGCATTGTCGATCGGCTCGACCTCGGATCCGGTAGCGCCCTGACCACGATCTCTATCGCTGTGATGCGAGGTGGCGCTGGCGCCGCAGACCCCCTTGTTCCTCCTGCTGGCTCGTCCGATCCCGTCAGCCCACCGTCGGGCGGCGGACAGCTCTCGACGCAGCTCGGGGGCCGCAACGGCAGTCCCGCGTATGACGATGAGGCGGATGGTTTCTCCGGCAACTGGAGCAACCGCGATCCCGGTGCCGAGTTGTTCCCGCGGCGCTTCTCGTTAACCGCAAAAGACATTCCGGAGACCTACCGGGACGAGCATGCGCCGGAGCTTGCGGCCACCTACCGGGTATCCGTGCCTGACGACTTACTGGAGATGTAGCGATGGCGAGAGCCTGGATCAACAACTGGAAGACGACGCTGAGCGCCGGCCTTTCGCCTGGCGAATTGAGCCTGACGGTGCCGGATGCTGCCGCCGCGCTGCTGCCGCTCTCTGGCGGTAACTGGGTGCTGTTGACGCTGGCGGATGCTGCCGGCGCTCAGCATGAGATCGTGAAAGCAACCGCCCGCGCCGGTGGGATGGTGACGATCGAGCGCGCCCAGGAAGCCACCGCCGCCGGCAACTGGCCGGCGGGGTCGGCGATCTATGCAGCCGTCACGGCCGGCGATCTCATGGCACTGCAAGCGCGAATCGCGGCCCTTGAGGGCGGCACTCCCGAAGGAGCCCTGGTCGATGCGAGCGGTTCGGCTCTCGTCGATGGCGCCGGAAACAACCTGATCATGGAGAACAACTGATGGCAACTGTTACGCACGTCCTGTCCGGCGCCGGGGAGCCGCTCGATCCGCCCCCCAGCATCGGCGCTCACTACGTGAACACGAACAACGGCGCGCTATACATGGCGAAGGGCACCGCGAGCGGTGCCGATTGGGTCAAGCTGGGTAGTGGCGGTGGCAGTGCTCCGAGCGAGGTGCTGCATGTCAATACCGATGGCCAGTTCCTTCTCGAGCCTCAACACTCATTTGTTGAGGCCCGTCTGTTCGCAATTCCCGAGCTCGGCACTGCAGCAATTGGAATCGATCCCAGCACATCCCGACAGTTCGACCTGAATGTCAGGACTGCGGGTCCGAGCGGGCAGCAACTGCAGATCAGAGTTACATCCGGCGAATTGCCCGGAGGGATGTCGATCGTTGGCACAACCAGGCAGTGGGCTGTTCAGGAGTCGTATGGCTTCTTGATCAATGCAAATGACCTCAACGGCGAAGTGTGGGCGCGCGTCTATTTCGATGCTGACGAGCTCACCCTGTCGATGCTTGTGTTCAGCGATGTGCCGAACGCGTAGGAGATAGCGCATGGCTCTATCAGACGAGCGCCGCGGCCTCGGCGCGAGGAACGAAGCGATCCGCCGCGCCGGCGGCCAACGGGTTGAAGCGGAGCGGCGTGGCGACCAGGGCTTGACCGCGGCGCTCAACCGGCTGATCGAGCCGGAGCGTCAGGCACGCGCACTGCGCAAGATCGATCCGCGCGGGGCTCTGGATGCAAAGCGCGGACGGGCTGACTACAACCCTGCCGGGAAGCAGACCGGCGGTGGCGGCGGTATTGCTAGCCCCTTGATCGAGGAGGATGCCGGCCAGCGCGAATACTACGAACTGCAGACAATCCCCACCAGCGATGGCTTGGCGTGGCTCCGGTATCGCAGCGTGAAGAAGGTCGTCATGACCGACGCGTCAGGCGCAGAAGTGGTAATGGAGTACGCGAACGATGTTTCCTAATAGCCCGCTCGATGAAGCTCCGCAGGTGTGGGGGTGGCCATGGCATGGGCTGATCCGTCAGCCAATCAACGCCGTTGATTCGACCTTGACGTTACCAAGCGGGCGCACGATGAAGATGCCGGCGGTCAGGCTCGCAAATAATACGGCCCTTTGGGACGTGGGCATGCCTATCCCTGAAGTTGAAACCGATGATCCAGATGAACAGTGGCTAAACCGAGCGATTTTGCGTGGAACGGATTTGTCCGAAGCTTATGGCGGGGTTTCCTTGCAGCCTGCATTTATTCGTGGATACACGATTCGATACGGGGTTAGCGTTCAATACAATTTTTTTCTCGAAACAATAGCTGCTAGCTGTTTGTTTCGGGATGGATTTACAGGGTTTTCTGGGACGATCAGTAGTAATGCAATATCTCTGTCAGACCTTGGATTGCCCGTCAAGCCCGATGGTATCTCTTTCGAAGTTCTGGATGTAAATAACGACGGAACACGCCGTCTCTACCTGGCTAGATACCAAGAGACTGCTGGGAGTGGATTCATTGGTGTTGGTGGGCTGCTTGAGTTGCGTGTGAGTGCGAGCGGCGCGAACAGCTTTCAGGCTGAACTGTCCGTGGTTGCACCTTGGGCGCAGATACAATTCGAGACTATCGACAGCAGCCGAACAGATGTTGACCCGAATACCCATACCCGATTTTGGCGTGGGACGCCGGAGGACCCAGACGGCCCGTTCAATGAAAGCAGTGGAGAGCCGCCACCCCCGCCATACCCGGGGCATCCGTGGGCGCCTCACGTGTATAGGGTTCTAATCGGAGAGTTTTCAGCATCACTTCGCGCAAGGTCAACTGCTGGAGCGTGGTATGGGTTGTCTGGCTCCCTTGAGCTAATAACGCTCGAAGTTTCTATCGTGTCAACGATGTCGCGCTCGGCAGGTATATCTGGCGATCACATCTCATTTAGCATGACCGAAGATATTTCGTTTTCCTACAACTTGAGCTCATCTTCCGGAGGGGCCTCAGAGTCGCTGTACAACACGCTTTCTACGAGCGGAGTTCTTAATGGGCCTGGTTCTATCCAATGGACTGACAGCATCACTGGTCAAAGTGTCGCGAGTGGCTCGGAGTCTATTAGCTTGGGTGATATATACCTGCTTACTCCTGATGTGGGCGACAGTTATGCGGAAGGACTGGACTGGTCGTCACCAATTGAGCTGTTCCCGGGGCGTCCGTCGACGATAAGTGACCAATCTGCGTGGCCGGTGCTTAGATACTCAAACAAGCTTCTGGGCCTTTTTTTCTATCGTGGTAGAGACCGTCGGTTTGCTGGAGTGGCTCTCACCCCACATGGCCCCCACGGATCGCGTCAGGTTGATGTGGATGTTAGTGGCTTTTCCCCGCTAGAGATGGAGGCGTGGGGCAAGGGCTCCTACAACCCTCTCACCGGCGACGCTATACGCAACGACCCGAACGCCTTCTATTCCTACGTTTGATTCCTTCCAAAGGAGAAGCCGCATGACGCCGGCCTGTGTACCCCTGCGCGTGGAGCGCGGGGCGACGTTCCGCGACACGATGCGGATCATGCAACCGAGCCTGGTCTACCGGCCGATCACCCAGATCGCGTCGACCGCTCCCGTCCGGCTGACCATCCCTGGTCACGGATTGCCTGGCACGTGGCTGGCCTGGATCGATGGTGTCCAGGGCATGCCCGAGCTGAACCGCGCTCGGCTCCGGCAACTGCCTCACCGGATCGCGTCCATCGACGACAACACCGTCGAGATCAACCTGCTGTCAGCCGCTGGCCTTGCGCCTGTGGGCGGGCAACTGATCTACCAGCCACCTGTTGACCTGGCTGGCGCCGAGGTACGGATGCAGATCCGCGATGCGCCAGATGGGACGGTGCTGATGACGCTGGCGCTCGGCTCCGGCCTTGAGATCGCTGGCGCCGGAACGATCTCGCGCGAGATATCGGCCTCCGATACCGCGGCGTTGGCATGGGCGTCGGCGGTCTACGACGTGGACGTGACATACCCAGATGGCACGGTCCACCGCTACTACAGCGGACCGATCACTGTGAGCCGTGGGGGAGGGTGCGATGGATGACGCCGCCGAGCCCTGGGCGCTGGCGGTCGAGGTTGATTGCGAGCCGCTTGTGCTCAGCGAGATGCAGGAATACGCGGTCACCGTGACGCCGCCGGCAGATGTGCTTGTGGTTGTTGCGGGTGACCAAGGGCCTCCCGGGAGGGATGGCGTAGACGGTGCCCAATGGGGCGCGACTGATTGGTGATGAAATGGCCCAGATTCGATTTTTCAAAGTGGCGACCCTGCCGGGTACGCTGGAGCCGGACAGCTTCTACTTCGTGGAGAACAGCAACTTCGCCGAATCGTATTTGACGAACTCGGCGGGGGTGGCGCGCTCAATCGGCAACAGCGCGATGATCAATGCGCTGATCAACGAGGCGTTGGCCAGCCTGCCCGGCACCGGCGCGCCGATCCTGTTCGTAGCCGATATCGCTGCACGCGATGCCCTGGAGCCTGAGGGCGCAATATTCGTCCTGGTTCAAGATGCGAGCGCGGACCCGACAGTCGAATCCGGAGCTGCGCTGTACGCATGGAACCCGGCGACCAGCGCCTGGCTGAAGGTTGCTGAATACGAAAGCATGGACGTCGAACTCAACTGGGACGCGATCAACGGGCGGCCGACCTCGACGCCGGCGCAGATCGACACTGCCGTTTCCCAGGCGCACACGCACGCGAACAAGTCGACGCTGGACAAGTTCAGCGAGGATGGCGGCCTGGTTCGGTTCGGCGGGCAGCCAATTCCGGCGGAGTGGAACGGGGCGGCCTGGTAAATGGCCGTCCTCCAGACCCACAAGGTCGTCGCGCAACTGCCTGCCGCGCTGGAGCCGAACGCGATCTACTTCGTCCGGCGCAGCACCGGATACGACCAGTTCGTGACCAACGGCGCGGGCGTCGTGGTGGCATACCCGATGAACGTCCGCATCCCCGCGGCTGTGCCGGGGTATCTCGCCGATGGCTCCATGCTTCGGCTCACGATGAACCCTGACGGCCAACTGCCGGCCTATACCGCCGGCGGCGCAACTCTCAACCTACAGGTGCTGTTCAATGGCTGATGTACGACCGACGAAGTTGCAGAACGACGGCAACGGCTATGGCTCGCTTCGAGAGTTCGGGGACGGCGACACGGTGCCGGTAACACTCGGCGGAACAGGAGCTGCAACCGCCGCTGGTGCGCGCACGTCCCTTGGGCTTGGGAGTGCTGCAGTTAGACCTGCCCTGGGTTCAACTGGGGCTTTGTACTCGCGAGACAGCATTCTCGGCGCAGTCTCTCAGGCGAGCGGCATACCGTCTGGTGCGATTATTGAGCGCGGCAGCAACGCGAATGGTGAGTTCGTGAGGTTCGCTGATGGAACGCAAATATGCATAGTCACGTTGTTGGGTGATGGTAGTCAGCAGCCAAATACGTCTATATCACTGCCCCTGCCGGCTGCATTTCTGGGTAATTGGAGCACCGGTGTCAGCGTGAGTTGGGCGTCGCATGTGAGCAACCCTTCTGTGGCAAACGGGCTGAAAGTTGCCTATGCAAACGGCTCGACATTGTTCTTCATCCTTCAGGACGCACTGGCCACCAATCGTTTGATTTTCACTTTGGTAGGGAGATGGTTCTGATGATCATCAAGTTGTCACCGTACGCACCACTGCCAGGCAGCGACGAGCACCTGTCGCTGGTCAGGATTGGCGATGTGCTCGCCGTGAACGGCCAGGTGTTCGACTTCACACCGCTCCCGGACGGTGGTGAACTGCCGGCCGAGGCTATCGGGTCGGAGTGGTTCGCTGGTCCTGCACTGCGACGTGCCGGCCGGCTGGAGCTGATCCTGCGGTTCCCGCTGGCCGCTGATGCCAGTGCCGCTGCTCGCTTCCCTGAACCGTTGCTGATCGAGGCCGACGGCCCGGTGGAGTTACCGCGATGATCGACTGGAGCAAGTTAAAGACCGCTGAACAGCAGGCGCAAGAACGCTGGCAGGCTGAGTGCGATGCCGCCGCCGCAGCGCGGGCGAATGCCTACCGTCTAGAGAGTGACCCGCTCAAGACCGAGGCCGAGTTCGATGCTATCAAGGCCGGCGTGGAACCGAACTACTCTGCCTGGGTCGCCAAGGTCGAGGAGATCAAGGCCAGGTATCCGCTGCCTGAAGCTGTTTAG